TACTGTAATGATAGTCTCTATCTTCTATTTGATCTCCAGAAGCGTTAAATTGACATCCACTTATATCAACTATATTAGAATTAAAATTATCATTACTTTTTTGCAATTTTATGTGAATTAAAGGCTTGTCATATGCACCACCTGTACCAAACTGGTAAATAGTTGCTAAATAAAAATTAAATTTGTAAATAAAGTTATTACTTAAACTACCTGATACTGCGCACCTGGAACCTGTAATCTCTGTATACGTAACTGATATTGTTTGCCTTGCAGGTGCATCTTCTACTTTGTTCAAAAAAAACTTGTTAATATTATACGTCATTTTATTTCACCGAATATATTGAAACATGAGGACAAGAGCCGACGCCTTCACTGGAAGAAGCATTATACGTTCTACCAATTATAAACTCAGTAACACTATTGTAAGCTCTGCCAGCTAGCCTTATTTTTCTTTCACCAGTCCATGTATCTATAGAAAATATCCAGTGATAAGTATTCCAAAGGTAATCATAGCTAGATGACCAAGAACCACACATTAACTTAGTTCCATCGATATTTGTCCAGGAGGAGCCATTATCTGACGAATATTGGAGTCTAGAGCAAGAATAGGAGCCTGCAGCGTCAGGATCCCATGCTGTTGTTAAACTACATTCATATATAACCTTGCTGTATCCTTGTGTAGGTGTATATGTTACTTCTGTTCCTGGATAATACTCTATTGACGTGCTTATTTGTTCTTTAGTAAAAGAAGTGTCAGCATTATGTACATAATTTGAAATGTTTTCTGTATTAATTAGATAACTCATAATCTCTTTACTTGTTTTTAATTATAAATATGTTTTTAAGGAATGTCTTGGACAGAACTTAACAAAGTATTAATTTATAAATTTAATGTTTTTAATTTGTCAAAATCAGTTAATATTTAATTAACACAAAAGCAATACATTAAGGATTACAATGAAAACAAAAGATCTTTTAAGAGAGTGGAAGTCTTTTTTAAACGAAACAAGTGTTGTTTCTTTGTCACAGCTTAGAAAAGAAATGCTTGACAACGAAGCTTATACAGACGACGATGTAAAATCTTTAGAAGAGTTCTGGAGAAATCCATCACATCAATTTCTTTCAAAATATTCTCAGGTTATTAGAAACAGCATAACTAGTCAAGAACCTATCTTGCACGCTTTAGAAGATATAAAGCTACATTATCATAAGTTATACCAGATGGCTTCGCTTGAGACAAAAAGAGCAATAGCTTTAGGTGATATATCTGTTGAAGACTTGCGAAAACAACTAGACAAAAATTCTAAATTTAATTCTAGGGAAGTTAGGCAACAGTGTCAGTATCAAAACGAAAGACCTGTTGTTGGCAGCTATCAAGACTTCGATGTAGTATACAGTAACTCTGACTGGATTGTAATTGAACCAAAGACTATTAAAGGATCAATTGCATGGGCGCATGGCAAGCCAGATGGTAGCGAAGAAAAAGTCACAAGTAGAAGAGTTGGATGGTGTACTGGAGTCAACACAGCAAACAACATGTTCCCAAACTATGCTGGAAACCTTCATATGTTTTATGTTATAAACGCAAATTATGAAAATGACACATCTAGTAATAGAAAGTTATGTTTATCTTTTGTAATAGTAGACGGCGAAGTAAAACTTGAAAACAAAGGTGGCTCAACAGTTAATGCAAGAAACCAAGCAATATCTGAAGGTATGTTAAATAGAATAAAAAGGGAAAATTTTTATAAAGTCATACTTCAAAAGCTTAAAGGAAGAAAAGAAACATCTTTCAGCGAAGTCTACAAAAAGGCTTCAATCTCTCAAATCTTAAGATCGCTTGCTCAAATGAAGTCACAAAATATCGACAAAGGTGTAATTGAATCTGAAGTAAAGAGTTATATAACACATACAGACGATCCTGAGGTTTTGAGTTATTTTTATGAAAATCCAGTTGGTGACGTTGTTAAAATAGAAACATTAAACAGATTATGCAAGAAAGACTCTGGCAACAACTTTGAGGAAGTAATAGAAAAAGTTTTAAACAGTAACAACATGAAAGACATGAGTTATGTAGCCACTAATTCATATAATCAGTCATTAATAGATTATTTTTTAAATCATAACGATATAAGTGTAAAAGCACTTATAATAGACAATATAAACGTAATGAAGGATAAGGAACATTTTAAAAATAGTACTCTATTAAAAATTATAAAAGAATTACTTGCAGGCGACTTAAGTGACAGCAAAAAATCTTTTGCGCTGGTTAAATGTTTATCTTACATTAATAGAGGAACTCTAGATGTGAGTAACTTATCTTACAAAAATTTAAAAGACATTTTGCTAAACATTGGAAAAAATTTAGGATCCGAATTCGGGCCAAACGTTCGTGTATTTAACATGTTTGAAGTAATAGAGAAAATAAAGTCGTCCTATAGAGAAGATTTTTTAACAGACATCTATTTGTGGTTTTGTTTTATTAGAGATAATTTGTTAAAAGGCGTAAACGTTAAAATTTATTTTAAATCAATACTAGAAGAAGACAATCTTCCCAAAACAATAATTAACGAACTTGTAGAGTTGTGTGTAAAGTTAATTAGTAACATAAAAGAAGAATCTAAAAAAAATGGAGGTATAGAAGAATTAGTTGCATCTATTATTTGTAATAGAGAAATTACGAATAGCCAATATTCTCAAATAATAGATGCAGTATCAAAATCACAACATGATGATTCTACTGTTGCACTTTTTTCATTTGCTGTCAAAAAAAGAAATAATCAACTATCTTTAGATCTGTTCAATATCTCAAATGAGAAAGCAAAAAAAAGGATGTCTGTAATAGGAGAAGATGTACTAGGTGAAGACTGTCCCAAGGAAATCTTAGACTTTATAAAACAAAGTCCTATGACAACTAGTCGACTTTTTAGTAGCAAGACTTCTAATTTAGACTTTCAGCAATTTAAGCAAAAAGCTTTAGAAGTAGACTTTACAGATATGGCCAAAGACCTAGAAAATATCGAAGCAATAGACAACATAGATGAATATGATTACTTTTTATATCAATTCCCAGAAACATTTGCATGTGAAGATAATCCGGTCGAAATGTATAATCTGCTTAAGTCAAAAGGTATTGATATAAAATTTGATGGAAGTATTTTTAATAAAATGTTTGAAGACATAATGGGATGGGGTTACGAATCTCTTGATCAAATGTTTAACTATCCGGAGCCTGGACATTACCATTTTGCCGACTTATTTCAAAAAAGATCTACTCAAAACGAATCAGTAATAAGACAATATATAAGATCTGTTTTAAACAGTTAAAGAAAGAATACAATTATGAAAACAAAAGAAATTTTAAGAGAATGGAAGTCTTTTCTAAACGAAAGCCGTATTATTCCGAGATCTGAATTGGTCGAAGTAATGTCAAACGTCGACGCATATGATCAAAATGATATTGATAAATTTAAAAATGCATGGGAAAAAAATCAATTTTACTCAAAATATACACATGTTTTTTTAAACGATCTACAAAAAGGTGAACCTTTAAGTCATATTTTATCAACAATTAATTTGCACTTTAACAAAGTCTATCAATCTGCTGGACCACAAACTAAATCTAAAATCGCTAGTGGTGAATACACTTGTGACGATCTAAGAAAAGAGTTAGACCAAAGATCTAGTTTTAACAAAAGTGAAGTCAGGCAACAGTGTCAGTATCAAAATGGAAGGCCTGTTGTTGGCAGCTATCAAGATTTTGACGTTGTATATAGTAACTCTGATTGGATTGTAATTGAGCCAAAGACTATCCAGGGATCGATTGCATGGGCACATGGAAAACCAGACGGTAGTGAGGAAAAAGATGAGAACAGAAGAGTTGGTTGGTGCACAGCAACAACATCAGGAAACAACATGTTCCCAAACTATGCAGGAAATTTGCATATGTTTTACTTTATCAGTGGTGACTACGAAACAAACAGTTCAGCAAATAGAAGACTTTGCTTGTCATACACGGTAAATAACGGTAATGCGGTCTTAGAAGAAAAAGGAGGATCAACTGTTGATGCTGATAATGCTTTCTTGCAAATAGAAAAAATTAACAGTATGATTGATAAAAGCATACTAGACTTAATTGAAGATAGAGTACAAAACAGAAAAGAAACATCATTTACAGAAATATACTCTAGAGCATCAGTAGGTCAAATCATACGTCAAGTAAGACAAATGAAAGAGCAAGGAATTAATCAAGAAACAATTAACAACGAAATTTCAAGCTATTTAAAACATACAAACAATAAAGAAGTAATTGATTATATTATAAGTGAGTACAAAGATCAAGAAGCATATATAGCGCCATTAGAAGACGAGGGTCCTATCCCGTGTCGTATTTTTGAAAGAGACGATATAGAAGAGCTAGATAAAAAAACAAATATAATAAATCAACTTATTTCTAGTTATGAGAATCATAAAGGGTTAGGTCAGGTTTTCACAACTATGATCTTTGTCACAACTGAAGAAGGGAAAGATATCTTTGACAAAAGCATTAAAAACAAAATGATGCAAATTGCAAAGAGTACAAACGCAAGCAACATTACTAATGCTCTTGTAGAACTTGTTTTAGTAAATCATTGGCACGATTTTTTAGACTTTAACGACATTGCAGATTTAATTAGTATCAATGACGATGATGTTTCTCGAGCAATACTTCAGACATTCCCCATTTCAGAATATCCAGGTCACCCTAGATATAAAGAGATATTAAAAACAATAAAAACCAAAATATATCCTGCAGCTGATGATTATTTTAAGCGTAAAATTCTCCAGAATCACAGCTACGTTTTTCACACTTTTGAAAATACGACTTTAAAAAGATATATTAAAGAGATTTTATCTTAACTCAAGATATTAATTGTAATATCTTTTGAGTCATCAAAATCAACTGTTTCAATTCTGTTATTAAAAACATAAGTTACCAATCCGGGATCAGTCTTAAAATACATATCTTTTATTATTCTGAGAACAAGACAGTTTTCTTTAATCACATTGCCACATAAGTATATGTTGAAAAGATCACCTTTAGCTAACATTCTTCCATCTTTAGAATTCTGCATATATTTTTGGATCTCCGCTTCGTATTGTTATATTTGAATTATTAGTCAACATAAGATTACATATATTATTTGGCGGAATATCATAAAACTTTACAATGTTGAATAAATCATCATAAACAAAGTCTAAGTTTTCTCTTAATTTTGTTATGCCGTTAAATATATGCAGATCATTAGACGATAAAACAGGACCAATTCTACAAACAATCTCTGAAATTATTGCAGAAAAAGCTGTTAATACTTGATTTGCAGTAATAGAAAATGAATATTCATTTGGATTTTGATTAATTGCATTACCACTTATTTGATTTAAAACGCTTGTGTCTGCATTGTCAACTGCTAAAGAATACAAAGTAATACAAGGACTATTTGAAGTAGAATAATAGCAATCATTTACATCTCTATTTCTCAAGACATTTCTAACATAATTGATTGAGTTGCTCCCACCTTCATTTGGACTGCCATCTGAAACCATTATAATGTAGTAAGCTTCATTGTCAGATCTGTCAATTAGCTCTTTTGACTTTTGTAAGGGTCTAACAAAATTTGTACCTCCGTCAGGATTACTGTTGTTAACAATAGAAAGCACTCTTTGATCGTGGTTTGAACCTTTTGATATTTCCGTAAAGTTGATAACATCAGAGTTGTAAAGAATAACAGAGTAATCTAGGTCATAGTTTTGTGCAACAAAAGTTTGTACTGCTGACTTTAGCTGTGCAATTCTATTTCCTTGCATAGATCCTGAGAAGTCTAAAAGTAAAACAACAGCAGCATCAATTTTTTGAACGTCGTGATTTTCTTCTTCTATTTCTACAGAAGATGAATCTGTAGCTTCTACACCATTTACAATATAGTCTGAAGTTATGGTGAACTTTCTTTTGCAAGGTGTAGTACTACAATCTAGACCTCTATCTATGCAACTAAATTGTGATTGATTATTTACAAAATCCAGATTACAACCTAGTCCTTCAATATTATTACAAAACCTTTCAGCGTCATTTGTATATATAATATCCATGCCTATAGACATAGCACATGTGTCTAGTAGCTGTCTTTCATCTGACAGCTGTTTATAACCGCCACCAATTTGTATTGTTAGGAAAGCTAATCCTGCTAAGACTGCAGATATCATGCAGACAATAAGTGCTGCAAATCCTTTTTTATTTTGATTTTTTTGCGTATACACAATAATCTTCGCTTTGAAAGTCACAATTATATACAGAACCTTCTATTAAGAACTCTGCCTTATTATTATTAATCTTTATCAAGAGACAATTAAGAAAAGTAGTCTTGATATTAAATGGTTGGTTGTATTGATGACATAAGTCGTATAACGATCCTATGTTTTCTTTACAAATACATTCTTTTGCTTTCTTATACATTTTTCTTCTTAAGATATATTAAATGTCTAGTCCCTAAGTAGTTCTTGTTTTCTATATTGTCAATTGACCAATAGTGACCACTTTGCTTTATTTTAGTATAAAACTCATGCATAAGCATTACATCAATATTAAGGCCATCTGCTTTTAAAATATCAGCTGCTAATAGGTTCGTATTAAACTTTCTGTCTCGCCTAATTGCTTTTAGCTCAACATATCTATCTTCATCTGGATGATAGAAATCAGGCGTATACTGCTTATCTCTTCCGTCATAACCTACAGTAAATGTTTTATGTTCATAAACGTAAGATTTGCCAGTTGCCTCACACCATCTTGCATAGTCTGCTTCAAGTGAAGACTTAAAAAAGTAGTGATTTGGCAAATCGTGTCTAAATCCACATCTACCTGATGATGGTATTTCATGTAGACCACTACTTTGTGCTTTGTTTTGGCAATCCTTGCTGCAATACATTGTTTCTCTACCAACAGCTTTGTAATACTCAGTTCCACAATAGTCGCAATTTAACTTTACTCTTTCTTTTTTGTTAACCTTAAGATAACAAGCTCTGGAGCAGTATTTAGACCCTCTTTTAGACTTAAAGTCTGTTCCACAACACTCGCACTTCTTAATTGTATATTTTTTGCTTGCACTGTCCTTGCAAGCTTTAGAGCAAAATTTTGAGTTTTTTGCTTTTGATAATGGAAGTTTATATTCTTTGTTACAAGCTTGACACTTTAAATTTACGCTAGGCATAACATATCTCCTTTAACCATAAATATATGACGATAAAGAAAGTATGCAACGCAAATCAGTTGATTTTAACTTATCTTTGGAAAGTGCTTGAGTAAATCTATTCCTAATTCTTTAGCTTCGTCTAAGTATTTAAGCGGATTATAATCACTGTTTGTAGAAGCAATTGATATCCAGGACTGCATAATTCCTAATTCTAAAGATCTGGCCCTAGTAATACCTGTCTGGTTTTTAAACTTTTGCTTACTTAGTCTATGATTTCCAAGATAATCAGTGTCTGGATGCCACTCAATAACGTCATCCAAAGTTGACTCAGTTACTTTCTCTATAAGCGATATGATTTCTGAAGTGTTTAGAGGATTTTCAGCAGTAATGTTAAAGTGATCATTTCTGGTGCTACTATTGATAAGTTTAACTACACTATAACAGAAGTCTTCTACATGCATATAGTCTTTAATCTTGTCTGGATCTAGAAACATATCAATATTTTTAACATTATTCTTTACAGCATACAAAGACTTTGCAATAAGAGAGTTCATGTCACCTACTCCGCCGTAAGCAAACAAAGGTCGAACAACTAACCAATCTTTAGCATTGTTTCTTACAAACATCTCACCTGCATACTTTTGTATAGCGTAGTCTGTTCTTGGAAAAATAACACTTTCTTCAGTAATGTCGCAATCCTGATAGAGAAAAGTATCATAAATCACTGTTGTGCCAGTGTATACTATAGTGACGCCTGAAATGTTTGCTGCTTCAGTAATCTTTTTTGTACCTAAAACATTAGTCATAACAGACTCGTCTGGATTAAGTGCTACAACATCTGTTCCTACAACAGCTGCATTATGAACAATAACGTCTAAGTCCAAGTCGTCAAACAAAGAAACCCAGTCATCTATACTGTTTCTATGTACACAAACCTCACAGCTTTCAGTAAAAGCCATGTATTCGTTTGCATAAACTGAGTTATCTAAAGAAACAAATGTGTTTCCTTGACTTTCAATCTCTTTTGCAAGATTAACTGCAATAAAACCTTTTTCGCCCGTAATTCCAATTCTCATTTTATTTCCTTTTAGTATCATTAAAATAGATGTTTGTATGTTTTTGCTGTGTTTTAATAGCTTTTACGGTATTTTTTTTACTGTCAAAAACTTCAAAAGACTTGTTTTTTTCATCAACTTTGATTATTAAAACATTGTGATAGTATATACTGGTATTATAATAAGAAGAAGAAACATTTACACAGACTAAGTCTCCGATATTAGCTTGATCTAACAAAAATATATTGGTTATAGTATACATGTTTTCTATTTGACAGCATTCTCTTCTCATGTTTATATGTTAACCAATAACCTGTCTAGACTCAACCCAATGAGTAGTACGCTTATCAGGAGTCTGATCTTTAGTGACTATATGTCCGTTATAATCTTTCTGTCTACCGTAAACAACAAATCCTTCTGATGCATTGCCTTCTTCGCCGCTAAACGTATAATAAGACTTTATTGTGGCACCCTGTTCTTGATAAGACTTATTTATAACATAAATTATAGCGAGTCTTAAAGTCACGAGGTTGACGTCTGTTAAATTTTTTACTTGAGCATATGGATTTATACGTGAATACCATAAAGATTCAGCCTTGATATAATTTCCAACCCCAGAAATAACATTTTGATTCATTAAGACGTCACATATATTTTTGTTGTTTTTCTTTCTTAGAATACTCAAGAATTCTTTAGGAGTAGGAGGATTAAACAACATGTCAGGACCGATAGAAGAAAGCTTTTTATTTAGATCTTCCTTAGACTTTATCTGAAAGGTTCCAAAATTTCTTATATCATTAAAACACAAAACTGAATCTTTTGTTGTAGTTATCTTTATTCTGGTATGTTTAGTTTCTACATTGTTCCAAGATCCTGTCATCCCAAGAGTGTTAAAGACTACTTTTTCGCCCAAATCAAACCATATAAACTTACCTTTGCAATTAAAGGATAGAATTTTAAGGCCAATTAAGCTTTTTAAATTTTCTATTGGCTTTTTAGTATATCTTCCGCTTAAAACTGAAATGTTTTTGATTGTTTGATTTTGATAATAGTCGTTTAGTTTATCAACAAAAAGCTTTACTTCGGGTCCTTCAGGCAGTTTAATTTTCCTTATTTTGAGAAGATTCTACTCGATCTACTTCTGGATGATCATCCTCAGTGTTTGCTGAGTTTTTGTCTACACCTTCTTTTGGCAAGGTTGCATCATGAATTTTATTTCCAAGTCTCTCTTGATCAAATGCAATCAATAACTGCATAATTGGATGTGCAACAATATTATGAAATGCATAACTCTTAAAAATGTCTTTAATTTTCATTTAGTACCTTTATAATGTCTAGGTCAGTAAAGCCATATATTTTTTTATTAGAAGATATACCAGTATAACTGCCGTACGGGAAGTCATGTGAGTTAAACTCTAAAGGTATAACATAGACAGAAGAAAACTCAAATCTGTCGTAAATTTCTAACAAGTATGACTTTGTAAAAATAAATCGTCTATAGACATCTAGGTTGCACAGTTCTTCATACTTTGCTTTTTTATAGTGCTTTGTGTCTTTAAACGACCAAAATTTATTTGGAACTTTACTCGATTGCGTCCGAATACGGCTCAATTGGCAACTCATCACTTTCAATAACTCTGTCTAGATATTCTTCAAGCTGCTCAAAAGAAGTACAAACCTTAATACCACTTCTTGCTAACATTAGATTAAACTTAGCACCTTCTGGAAGACCTGCACAGAAATATACGATTGGCTTGTCAAATGCAAATGCAAATCCTGCTTCCCAAATAGTACCAATATCCTTATCACGTGTATTTACTAGCAAAAAGTCTGATGTCTTAATGTGATGAAGATTTCCATCGAACGTTTCATCTTGAACTTCCTTTGGAGCATTAGGTGGACAAACAAAAATTCTTCGTGGGGACGCAAGATCAAAGTAGTCTGATCTTTCATCAAAGATTTGCTCAAGTCGTGTTAGTTCTTCTGCTTGTACTGGATTAAACCAACCGCTAGCTAGGTAAATCTTTTTCATGTGTATATTCCTTTTTATAAATGTTTTTTTAAAATGACTTAATCTGTAAATGTTTTTCTAAAATTGTAACTGTTTTTTAACCCTTTGAAAAGCTACTTCGAACATTTTCAATAGCAACTACGTCTTCATTCCAAAGTCGCGTAAATATCTTTTGCTCACCGCTTGATCGACCATTGATCTCTTCACGACGACACTGATAAATTGCATCATTCTCGTTAAATTCGAAGAGGTCATTCTTTGGTTCTGGATGATAAAGGTTTGTACCTCGAGAAGTAAACGAACCATCAGGTAACTCTACACGGAAGGTACGAACATAATGCATATCAGGCCTGCTAAAGTCTAGACAAGTTGCAACTTCTGGAATACAATCAACGACTAAGCGAGCAATCTTTGTAGCCATAATGTTGTCAACCTCAGGCTGAATTTGAACATCTTGACGTTGCTTAATAAATCCAATTAGGTCCTTAAGATTAAACCTAGCAATATAGAAAGTTTCCATACACTTTGGAAGAATAACACGCGCATCCATCATTGAAACGACCTTGCTATCAACCATATCAGAATATAACTGCTTTGCTTGTGCTACCAACTCAGTATACCTAAAATAGAAATCATTAGGCGTAGTATTGCAGTTTTCAATGGACTCTGGAATCAAAGCATTATCATTCCTAAGATCTCGATCACCCGTGCATTGTGCTGCAAATGAACCAGCACGATGTCGAATAAGATGTGTCACAGTTTGTGTATCAATACCACTAATCTTAAAAGTAAAACCTAGACACTCCATAGGAGTTGGTAGAGCTCTAAAGTTAAGAACATCGATAAGGTTTTCTGACGCCTCTTCTGGTGTAGCGTTATCAAACAAAACCTCGTCAGGATGATCAGCCCATGTTGCCTTTGTCATGTTCCATGCAATCTTTTGTGCTTGCTCACGAGTTGGTCCATCTACTAACTCAATTGTAAGAGATTCAAGATTATTAATAAAGTTAGTAACAGGTACTTGATCAAACTTAAGGTCCATAGGAAGTTGAACTGGATCGAGGTCGTTGTTAATTGGCATTTAATGTTCCTTTCAATATATTTCTTATATTGAAATTATAGGTCCATTTTTTAAATTTTACACCATTAAGTTAAAATTTGTTTGGGTGCATTATATTCAGAAAATCTTTAAGCTTCTGAAGTTGGTTGGGCTTTGTAAAGTTGTCGCTGATAAGGTTTATTATGATGCGCGTCTCTTCAGGTGGCATCAGCAAATCAGTTTCCAAAACTAAAATAAAATAAGCAATTAAAGGAATTGTAAGTGCCATCTGTGATTCTGTTGCACTTGAGTCTTGCTTGTCATCGCTAAGAAGATCATTTCTAAACTCCTCTATTGAAGAAAATATATTTGACCAGTTTGTAGGCATCTTTGAAGCTTTTTCAAAAATCTCGCTTACTTCCTGCGCAATATTTTCTCTATCCTTTTTTTCTACTTCATCGTTTTCAAAAAGGTTCTTGAAAACCTCAGTTAACTGGTGTTTGTTCATTTTTATCCTCGTATGTTAATTCATATAGAGATTTCAAGACATGTTTGCTGTCTTTATCTACGTAATTATTTTGTATACATTTATCTATGCTTTGATTAAAACTTAAATTATTGTTTTTAGAATACAAAAAAACGGACTCGTAGTCCGCATGTGTTTTTGAAGCAACAAAGTCTTCATCATCAATATCTAAATGAAATACATTTCTACAGATAGCAAATTGTATTTCTTTAATTAAGATATGCTGTAGTTTTTGTTTTAAATCTTCTACTTGAGTAATATTAGCAGACATATTGGCTTCTAGTTCAACAATACCTTCATCAAACGTATCTTTGTTGTAGTAGTATCTTGCTTTATCATAAGTTATACTGAAGTCTTTAAGTTCTGTATTTATGTTTATTAACATGTCAATAGTAAATTCTTCACACAGACTTAAACTATGTCCAAAATCTATTTTATGTTTTCTACTTAATATTAGATTATAATTTGAAGATGCATCAACATAAAGTATATTGTAGTCAACTATAATTGTTAACTGGAGTTGTTTTGCTGCACCTAGTACAAAATATATATCGCTTAGAATAGTATCCCATATTAGCTTAAGATAATATGATGAGCTAAATTCTTTTTTTGAGTACAATTTTAGCTCATCATAGATAAACATGCTAATATCCTTTTTGTATCCTCTTTCTAATTATCTCGTCTTTCTTGTTGAACGCGTCATAAAATTCGTCGACATCAACACCCATCAAGATCATAAGTGAGTAAAAGTAATTAAAAGCATCAACAATTTCTTCAAGAAACTCTTCCCGATTAATTTCAGGCATGTCGGTATCTCGATGTGGTTTCCAGTTTTTAAGATGACCGAGTGCTTCAAACATCTCTTCAACACCTTTTAAGGCAGTCTCTCTTAGCATTACTTGACTCTCTTTCTTGCTAATATCAACTGGCCAACTTTGATAAGTGTTAGGATATTTTTCTTTAATAAGCTGCATGAAAGTTTCTCGCTTATTAAAAAGATCACTTAGTCTATCAATACTCATTTAGTCCTCAACTTCGTCTTGAGTTTGTGAAACTGCATTGTGCAGCATTTTTTGAATTTGATCTTCAAATACATCTAGATATTCTTGCTCAACAAGCAGCATTCCGTCTTCTTCCCTAAGTGTTACCATTCTAAGGTGATCAATAACATCTGTTCCAGTAAGAATCGCTACTTGCACTAGCTTAGCAATATGTCCAATTGTATTGTCGTGTAGTCTCATTTTTTTCCTTTACACCACTAAAGGTGATTTTTGAATTTGATTGTTAATGACATCACTGTCATGTTCCATAACTTTTATTATATCAACACCTTCAACTTTTTTTAAAGATTTTACTACAGTCATAAACTTATCTTTTTCTTCAATGAATGCAGGAATATAAGAAACGTTAAGCTCAATAAGTCTATGCCCGTAAGATGTAACAACGTCTGAAATGGGGCGTGTTTGTCTTACAGTCACAATGCCTGGTAATGCTCTCATATCTGTCATTATATCAAGAACCGTAGGGTCATCTCTATCTTCAATGTTAATTCTACATCTAACAAGCATATTAACTAAATCGCTGTGTCTCTCTAAGAGTAATCCAAATTTTTTATTCATAATTAACTACCTCGTTTAGAGTTAAATATGCTTGTTATAGTCTATGTGTTTAAGTCGATATAGCTTTTAATAGTTTCAGGCCATATTTCTAAAATGATATCCCTCATCCTTTCAGCTAAAACTTGAATTTCCCGTTGTGCTCCTTCATGTGTTCTTAAGTCAATAAACTTTAAAATATTATTAAGATTAGCAGTCGCATAATATTCCGTGTATAAGTTTTGTGGTAAAACCATTCTTGCCTGCTCTCTGGCTACTCCACTTTCAATCATAGAGTTATATAAAGAAACTGAGTTTGACATATGATGCTGAACTGCTTCGTCACAAAGTCTACTCTCTAAATCAATAGGATATGCAGAAACAACTGGATTAATTAGCTCATTAATATTAGAAGCTTGTCGATTCGACTTGTGTTGAGTCCTATATTGATTAGGTACATAAAACTCTAGGTTTTCCCCTGTATACCTCCTAGAAATTTCGTTGTAAGACCACGTTCGATGTCTGTGGTGTTGACTTCTAACAAAAAGAGGAACCTTGATTCTAAAGGTTGCAATGTTATGCTCTAGTGTCGAGGTGTGCTTATGCTTAATAAGATAAGAAATTAACTTTCTATCCTTTTCATCTAACTCACTCTTTTGAACGCCAAAAGAAACTCTAGCTGAGTTTACAACAGTGATGTCGTCGCCCATGTGTTGGACAAGTTCAATTTTACCAATATTATCGCCATATAAAAAGTGTGTCATATATTAATAGCTCCTTTATAGAAAAATTATATTAATATATGACAATATTTACACCAAAATTTAATTATACAATTTCATCATCTAAATGCATATAAAGCTTTTCAGCCCAAGGAATAACGTCCCACTTTTTAGCTGAAATGTTATGGTGGCCTACAATACTGTATTGAGTTGCTTCTTTATTACTCATTACCTCTAAAGACTTGCATACAGGCTTCTCAATAAGACCAGTTGCTTCTCTTAAAGACTGCAAGAACTGTGCACAAACTTCAGCAAATTCATCACCAATCATTACTAGCTTTCTACCTTTAACTCTTGGATCAGGAATTTTACAAACGCTAAGCTCAGCATCAGGATACCACTTTTGAGTCTTTTCCCAATACTTTGGCTCAGGATGCATGCAAATATCAACTCCGATAGAAGGTTTATTAAACTTACCTGCATGATAAGCTACTAAGCCTGTATCTAAGCACTGCAAGATTTCATATTCACCTGTCTTATGATTTCTACCAATTAAGAAATGTGATGAAACGTGACGACCTCTTGCAAGGTTAAATACGTTATAACAGTGTCTGCTATTTAAACCACCCCAGTGCACACAAATAGTTTCTGGATCTTTTTTTCTAGGATACCAGTTTTTTGTACCATCATCAAGCTCATATAGTGGAGCAGACCAGTCAATATCAAGAGGTGAATCAATAGGTACTACTTTTCCCATGTGAATAATAACAGGTGACTCAAAATAAGCTTTGACAGCTCTATGAGTTGCTGGGCCATACACTCCGTCTGCTGCAACACCTACTTCCTGCTGTAAAGATGTTACATAATCTGGATCTTTATTTATCGATCTAAATTGTTCCATTAGATATTTTCCTTTCTATGTTTTAATATAATACATATTAAATTAGATCAATATCTATTGAAACTACTCCCTTTAGATTTGGTACTCTTAGATGTTGTACAATATTATGTTCTTTTGCTTCTTCAGCATCTAAGAACCAATCAGCATGGCCTTTGTCATGAATTAAATCCGTGAAATAAGATTCTGGCTTTCCACAATTTTCAGACATCATCTGATATACTTTTTTATTGAGACGCTCAGATTCTCTGACATCTGACTTTAGTTCTTCAATTTTTCCAAATGCTGCTGAAGACACGTCGTGAATCATCATCGTAGAGTCTGGATCCATAAATCTCAAATCATCAGCACCAAAGGATGCTAATAATGCACCGCAAGACATAGCTTTACCTCTAACAATTGTAGCAACAGGAAGCTTTGAGTGCTTAATTGCAGAAATCATCGACATAAGAGAATATACTTCACCGCCAAAAGAGTCAATAATAACTGGGATAACTTTTTGTCCAGTATTGTGTGCAAGACTAATAGCAGCTCCAAAAGCTGAAGCAGATTCCTCTGTAAATTCATTGACTGTAATGATTATTGGCTCGTGCTTTAGTTCTAAGGTCTTAATTAGTGAAGGCACCTCAGTTAGAAAATTCATGTATTGTCCTTTTATAGATTTCTAAGTGTTTCAATAGTTTGTGATCCCATCTTTCTAGCTACTTCTTTGTCTTCTTCTAACTTAACAAAAGTAGGAACGTTCATAATTTGATGTTTGACAGACATATCTGTGTCTATAGTAATATCAACAATTTCAATATTTAGCTCTTCCTTAATACTGTCTGACAACATTGTTTTCATTTGTCGACATGGACCGCACCAAGGTGCACTAAAAAATAGTATTTTATTCATCATTATCTCCTTTTGATATCTATTATATAACTAAGGAGTAATAATTTACAAGCATTATTCTTTAAAAAGAGTCCCAACCCCAATCATCTCCGCTCATACCATCAGCATTGTAATCAGTTACTGTTCCTTCAAAGAAGTTTTTAAAGCTATCTCCATTAACAATCCAGTCTAACCACTTTAAAGGATTATCTTTTACGCCAAAGTTAGGCTTAAGACCCAATTGAATTAGTCGCCTATCTGCAAGATATCTGATGTATTGCTTAACTTCTTCCTTGGTTAAGCCATCAATATTGCCCATTTCATAAGCTAAATCAATAACCTTGTCTTCAAGATTAACTGCATCTCGATACATTTGGTAAACATCTTTTTTGAATTTATCGTTGACAATTCTCGGGTGTTCTTTGAGATACTCTCTAAATAGCTGTGTCATGCCTTGAACGTGCATTGTTTCATCTCTAATACTCCACTCTACAATTTCACACATTCCCTTCATTTTACCAAAGCGCTGATAGTTTAAAAGCATTACAAATGCGCTAAATAAACTCATTCCTTCATTGCATGCAGACTGCGCGAGAGCAAGACCCAAGCCCTTCTTTGTTGATACATCGTTGTTTTGCATAAACTCGATTTTATTTCTCAACTCTTCATACTCTAAAAAAGCCTTGTATTCTTCTTCAGGCAAGCCAAGCGTATCATTGAGCAGAGCATAACTACGTTGATGCGTGCCTTCACGATTTGCAAAACTTAATAGCATACTCCTAATTTCATTATTTTTAAATTTAGGAATAAACAGATCACAATAATTACCACCAACCTGTACGTCAGATTGTGTAAATAGTCTTAGTATCTGCGTGATGTGACTTTTTTCTTCTGAAGAAATCTTGCCACCTTTCCATTGATTAACATCCTCAGCAAGCTTTGCTTCCCAACTTCCCCAGTGAATTTTTTCATGTGATTCCGCAATTTCCATTGCCCATGCGTATTTAAATGGTTTGTATGTTTTATTGTACTTTAAAAGCGACATTTACTTTCCTAAGGCCTTTCTTATGTTTTCTTTTACCGTTGGTACAAATTCGTACTTATCTAGTTCATCAATACTAATCCACTTGTAGTCAATAGACTCTGAAAAGCCTAACTCTTGACTTATTGGCAGTAGAGATTCTCTTTCTTTTTTACTTTTTATTGTTTCAGGAAGCTTATTGTTATTGCGTATTTTTGTTACAAAAGTTTCTAAAACCCAGCCTCCTCCATCATTAATAGAAACTCTAATCAAATTATTATTTGCTAAGTCAATAGAAGTTTCTTCTAAAGCTTCTCTTTTAGCAGCAATTTCTGGTGTTTCTTTTTTATCAATGCCACCGCCTGGCAAGTTCCATTTGCCTGGCATCCAAGGAGCTGTTAAGCCTCTTTGAAGAATTAGAGCTTTATCGTTTCTAATAATAACAACTGCAGCTGTGTCAGGAATTAAATTTTCTTGTATTGTTTTTAAATAGTTTTCTGTGTAAATTCTAAAATATTCGTATGACATAACTTAACCTCTATATTATAGTTATAAGTAAATATTTTACAAAAGGAATTTAAATATGAAAAGAAAAGATTTTAAGATTATCGTGGAAAATTGGAATAAATATCTAAACGAGAGTCTAAAAGAATATTCTGAGCTTCATATGTATGACTTTGACGATACTTTATTTAGAAGTCCATTACCGCCAAATTGGTGGTATAAAGATTATGACGTTTATTTGCAATGGGATCAGGAAAACCCACCTATAAAGTCTGAAGGAGTATTAGAAGATTGGGACACTAGCCCTCAAAGTTTAGGACCACCATTTATGGAAAAGAATCCCAGCATTGACAGTGGACTTTGGAAAAAAGAAATAGTACAATCAGCAATAAAGTCACAAAATACAGATTTTGTTTTTAACATGTTTTGTACAGGGCGCGAAAATATCCTTAAAGATCATATAAAGGAAATGATGGATGCTGTTGGTTTAACATTTGACGATGACAAATATTACTTGCAACCTGACGCTAGAAATACTGCAATCTTCAAAGTCAATCAAATAACAAAAGTTCTAGATAGATATCCTTCTATAAAAAGAGTAGTAATATGGGAAGATAGTACAACTAATCTAGAACAAATAGAAAACCTTTGTAATAATAGAGGAATAGAATTTGTTGGACACAGAGTTCCAAAAAACCCATTTAAGATTACAATGTCAAAAGAAGAGTATTTATCCTTGACAGCTTAAACATTCATCGGGATCTGTATAGTCTTTCAACTTATCTTGTTCAACCTTTTGACTGACCTTTTCAGCAGCAGCACCTGCGTTTGTTCTTAAGTAGTAGAGGCCTTTAAGATTCTTTTTCCAAGCTCTAATATGAACTGCATTTACAATAGATTTACTAGTTCCTGCTGGAAAGAACAAGTTAACACTTTGACTTTGACATACGAATTCCTGTCTATCACTAGCATGATCAACAATCCATCTTTGGTCAAGCTCAAACGCTGTTTTAAACACTTCTTTGTGCCAGTCTGAAAGGAATCCTAATTGCTGTACTGATCCTTCACTTAAGATAATAGAAGTCCATTGGTCGTCAATCCATTTTTGTCTTTGATCTTCGTCTATATCCGTACTATATTCAGTTAGTACTTTTTCTAGTTGAGGATTCTTTACAAGATAAGATCCAACTCTTGTTCTATGTGTATATGCGTTTGATTTCCATGGCTCAATAGACGGTGATGTTCCTGCAATAATAGAAGAGTTTGCATTAGGCGCAATTGCTAAAAGATGAGAGTTTCTTACACCATGACCAACTGCATCAGGACATTCTCCTTTGGTCTGTGCTAACTCTATTGTACGCTGTTTTGCTTTTTCTTTGATATTGTTAAATATATCCTTATTCATACCAATAGCAATGCCAGACTCAAACGGTACATTTTTTGACTGTAGGTATGCATGGAAGCCCATTGCACCTAAACCTAAGCTTCTTTCGTTTCTTGCAGACTCAATTGCTCTAGAAAGACTAGAAGGTGCATTTTCTATAAAGTACGAAATTACATTATCTAAGTACTCAATTAAATCGCCTACAATTTGAGTATCTTTCCATTCGTCATATTTTTCTACATTTAAAGAGCTCAAACAGCAGACTGCACTTCTTTCTTTAGAAGTAGCCAAAACAATCTCATTACAAAGATTAGATCCGTTAATCTTAAGACCCAGGTCTTTTTGAAATTGTGGTAAGTGTCTATTTGCTTCATCGATAAAAGTAATATAAGGTTCACCAGTTCTAAATCTTACTTGAATAATTCTTTGCCAGAGTTGTCTTGCTGAAATTGTTTCTCTAACTGTTTTGTCGTCTGGGTCAACTAGATTCCAATCATCATTATTAATTACAGCATTCATGAAATCATCTGAAATGTTAACTGCATTATTTAAGTTAAAACATTTTCTATTGACATCACCACCTGTTGGAACTCTTAGATTTAAGAACTCAAGAATATCTGGGTGTGACACGTCCATATATGCTGCATATGATCCTTTTCTGGTCTTACCTTGTCGATATGCAGTCATATCAGAGTCAACTGTTTTAAGAAAAGGAATAGGACCTGGAGCAATAGAGCTGTTTGACCTAATTGAGGACCAGTGTCCTCCTACACCGCCACCTTTTACTGACATCCAACGAAGCTCATCCGTATGTGATATAAGTCCTTCTAAGGAATCATCTACATAAGTCAAAAAGCAAGATATGGGTAATCCAAGAGACTTCTTAATTGAACTTGGTGCATTCGACAAAATAGGAGAGCTAAACATAAACCATCCTTGCGATGCATAATCATATATCCTTTGCGCTAGATCAAGACCTTCTTCACCAATCTTGCTTGAGTCATCAGTTGAAAATGCTACAGCAGCCCGAGCAAAGCTTTCCTGTGGAGAGTCTTCGCTGTCTAACATGTAGTAGTCTCTTAAGAGATTCTTAGAGAACTCTGTTAGTTTATTATCTCTACTCAAATCAATATTAATACCGTAGCACTGTTTAATCATTTTTTTCCCTTTAATCTGAACTGCCGACGCTTCCGTCTTTTCTCTTCGCGCCTTCTGTAAGACTTAAATATTCTTCTTCACTAACGATGTTGAACTGGTTGTCACACTTAATTACAACTATTTGAAAAGGCAGTTTAGATCCCTCTTCTACAACATAATCTTCGTTTCCAATATTAACACAATTTACAAAAACTTCGCCCGTATAACCTGCATCTATAACACCCGCTCTAACCTTTAGAGAAGTCTTAGTAATTGACCCTCTTTCTTGAATCAAAGCAACGTAGCCAACAGGCACATCGATCTTTATTCCTGTAGGAATAAGGGTCTTAAACTTTTGCTTTTCATAATGCGAAATGAGTGTTGCGTTTCTATATGAACCTGGAACTACATTAATAGTTTTACCACAATTGTATAAGTCTAAACCTGCACTTTCTCCATTATATGCAGGTGTGTAGTCTTTTACATCAACGTTTTTACTCTCAAGAATACTCTTTAATGAATCCAAAATAAGAATATTAGTCATCTTTTCTATTTACCTCTTTCCACTTCTCGCGGAGCTTTTCTTTCATTGAACTATTGTCTTGTGCTACTGCTTCGTTTAAGGTCATTGAAGTTTCATCTAAAATTTCAAACTTTGACTTAGCAGTATCAATATTAATTGGAAATAACAAGCCATCACGACCTGCACGATTTTTAGCAACAAAAATTCTTCCAGTACCTTCAGACTTTTCCATAGGCTTTCTACTAATTGAAAGGACTACATCAGCAACCTGAGCCTTACCATATGATTCACCAAGGTTTTCTAGGCCTACGACGTCAGATTTTGATGAATCCTTATTTGCCTGCGATGCTGTCCAAATAGGAATGTTAAGCTCAACAGCTAGATTTCTTAACTCTGTATAGATTAGCTTTAACTCATGACGTAAAGAATCATAAGCACGTGATGACTTCATTACATCTGCATAGTCAACAGTAACTAGACTTGGCCTAAATCCTTTAAGAGTTAGCTTTTCAATATGATTCCTTAAGGTCATAACTGATGCAGAGCCTGTAGGATACTCTTTAATAATTAGCTTGCCTAGTTCCATTTGGCGATATTTGTCAATTACTTCATTTTTTCTTTCAATAATTTCATTACTTGGAATATCACATAGGTTGGAGTCATACCTTTTACCTGTGTCATGTTCAGACAACTCAAACGTATAGTGAATTACATTTTTACCTGCAAGCATTGCAGCACAACCCATTGCAACTAAGAAGTGAGATTTACCAACACCTGTATTAGCAGCAATAACACCTAACTCGCCACGTCCTAGACCACCTCTTAAAATATCTTGTGCATCAATACGGTTTAAACCAGTTGGACATACCTGCCTGTTAATTTGAACAAATCGAGCTTCAATGTCATCAAAGAAGTTGTGACCAGCAGTATTGGGCATACCAACTGAAATGGCTTCTTTCATAATGTTTATAACAGACTCGTACTTTTCAGTTTGGATTAGTTCAACACTTTGTTCGAGTGCTTCTCTAAATGCTTGCTTTTTACAAAACTCTAAAGACTTATCTTTTACATATTGCAAGTCACCAACATCAGGATTAGTCTTCATTCGGTGAAGATACTCTATAATTTGATCTCTAAGAACAGACTCTTTTGTTTTTGAGAGATCTTCCTTGATGATTGTAATTAGAATAGTAAGAGTAGGAAAAGTCTTGTATTTGTTATAGTAAGAGAAGTACTTTTCACAAAGATAAGAGAGATATTTGAGATCAAAGTATTCTGGATCAACGACCTCAATCATTTGAGCAGACCACGTTGTGTCTGTTAACATGCTTTGGAAAACTTTTTCTTGAAAAGCTTTGCCAAACTTAGAAAAGTTTTTTTGACTCATTAAAGATTATTCCTTAAACAAGAGTTGAGTGAAATTAAAAATGTATGTATATTAAAAAAATTCAAACCTTCACGATTCATAATTTTGATAAGGTTCATTTTATTTACTGTGTGTTCTTTATTATCAAATTGATGATTGATTTTTTTGATTTGATTTGCACTTAGCATTGCAGAGTCCAAATACATTAGCTTCCAATTTTTTTGTAGCTGTGCCTTACAATTAATTATATCATCAAAGATTCTTATTTTACACCCAGAATTAACTTTATTTTGAGCCTCACTAATTATATCATGTATTGAAGATTCTTTTAACTGGATCAATTCTGGAAATCGTTTGACCATTGTTTTAATGCCTGCACCCTTTACGCCTTTTATACCATCACTTACGTCCCCTGCAAAGCATCTAACAAGACAAAAATTTGAAGCAGGCACGTTCCATTTTTCTAATATATATTTTTCATCAATCAATTGTTTCTTGTTAGGCGACCATATTTTTGTTGTTTCGTCTACAAGCTGATAATAATCCTTGTCTGACGTTACAATTATACTTTGCTGGTCATTTTTTTTTGTTTTGACAAGATAAGAAATTACATCATCTGCTTCACAATCATTAACATAAATTTGAGTAACAGGTGTTTCATAAAGAATCTCTATCAAAGTTTTTAATTGATCGTCCCTATTTTCAACAGTATCAGGTATCTCCTTGTAATATTGACTTCTATTAAGTCTAACAGGTCTTCTACCTTCTTTGTAGTTAGGATCAATATTACGTCTTCTTAAAGATCCTCCACCTTCCCACGCAACAACTATCTTTTGTGGATTGAACTTAGCTGATAGGTGTTCTATGTTTCTTAAAAAGCCTATAGTTCCGCCACAAAGATGACCGTTTAAAGACTTTTTAGGGTTTGCAGCGAAATGACGCATAAAAACATTTAATCCGTCAATGTAAACTATAGGCTTTTCCATATTAACTCAACTGTTTAAATGCTTCTTCGTGAATATCCATTACTTGCTTTGCAACCTCTTCTATTTCTGAGTAGCTTTCAGGATCAATGTCTGGATCATCTGTACTGTTTTTCCTGATCATTACTCTCTCAAGCAATGCATCAATATAAGGTCCATACTCAGGATGATCTATAATTGATTGAAAGTCTGCTTTATAAAACTTCTTTTCAATAATTTCCTCTCCTTGCTTATCCCAGACATGAAGTGTCTTCCAAGCTCCTGTGCCTCCTACTTGGATAGTGTTGCCATCAATGACCTCGGAGCCATGCTTCCTTAATAAATCAAATACTTGTTCATGCTCTTTAATTCCAATACCAAAGTGGATTTCAAAGTCACACTTTCTAAAAGGAGCAGAAACCTTGTTCTTGATTGTTTTTGCTGAAACGTTTATTCCAATTGGTTCCTTATCTTTATTAAGAATTTGAGAACCAGCACCTAACTTGATACGAACTGAACTGTGAAAAGGTATTGCCATTCCACCGGGTGTAGTTGTCGGATCACCGTACATTACACCGACCTTTGTTCGAATTTGATTTAAACATACAAACAAAACCTTTTCGTTTGCAATAACACCATTGATCTTTCTCATTCCCTTCGAGATAGCTCTTGCTTGCAAACCAATTGATTCTTTATCGTAGTCACCTGTGAGCTCTGCTTTAGGTGAAGTAGCTGCTACAGAGTCCCAAATAATTGTTACTGGGACATCCTTGTCCATTGCTTTTGCCTTAATAATTGTGCTCTCTGCAATAGACAAAACATCTTCAGTACAGTGTGTATCAACATATACAAATCGCTTAGTAATGTCAACACCTAACAGTCTTAGGTTTTCAACACTTGTTGCGTTTTCCGTATCAATATAAACTACAATTCCACCCATATTTTGAGTAGACTTTGCAATTTGAGTAGCTATATGAGACTTTCCAATAGATGGTGGACCAAAAATCTCAACGATACGACCTTCAGGAAGACCACCTTCTTTTTGATTTGAGATAATATAGTCTAGTTGCTTTGAACCAGTGCTAATCCATCTACTTACGTGTGTTGGCGACTCATCAGTGCTTAGGTTATATGCAACCCTTGTGCCTCTTTCTTTGTTCAGTGACTTAATAAGGTCAACTGTAAAATCATCTAATTCTTCTTTTTTCTTCTTTTTAGGCCTTGCCATTTAGATTCCTTTAAATACAGGTGTGCTGCAGCCTCTTTTACAGAGACCTTGTTTTTAGTTATAGATTAAAGCTTTTTGACTTATTGATCAGAGATCGTCAAGACTCGCAAATGCATCATCTAAGCTCTTGTACTTTGAAGAGATTGCATCTGGTGAGTTTGCATCAGTAGTTTGTGAAGATGAACTGCTTTGTCCACCAAAGTTACTTGAGCCTCCACGTGTAGTTTCTGGCTTTTCATCATCACCATTGAGCCAAGCATTAATAATTCGCTCTAGTTCATCGTAAGATTTGAGATCAAAGAGATCATTTACATCTGGGATGTTGTCAAGCCATTGCTTTGATTGAGTATTGTTCTCTGAAAGAGGTGATGACTTGCCTCGAGGCCGTACATCTGTCGTAGCATATTGTTGACCTGGACTCTTTGTACATGTAATGCGGACGTCACGACCATCATGTGGATCTGTAATGTCACCGTAATCCTCATCAATCATGTAGTTAAGAAGAGTTTGGTAAACGTTCTTTCCAAATGCCCAAATTCGTACGCCGCGATCTTCCTCACCACGAACAACAACAGGAGCATAACATCGCATCTTTGGGTAAAGCTTCTTTGCTAGCTCGTAAGACTCCTTGCTTGCTTCGTCACGGAGCTTTGTAATGAGCTCTTGAAACGGATCAGGCTTGTTAAACTGGTAAGGAGCAAGAAGACCACGATTGTTTCCAATGTTGTAGTAGAACATAAGCTCCTTGAAAGGTTGTCCATCATTGTCAGGATAAGCAAGTAGACGAACAGTTGTCTCTGTTCCCTCTTCGGGACGCCACATGATGTTCTTCTTTGAGTTCTGACCAGAGAGTTGACCAAGCTTCTTGCGGATTGCATCTAGATCGATTGCCATAATTGATTTTTCCTTTGTATTGTTTTAAATGTTTAATTTTTTAATTGGTTAATTTTTAATGTTGATATCGACCAATTACATCGATATTATAGTCTATAAATTTTAAATTTACACATTAAAGTAAATTATTTTGTTCAACATATTCTATTAGCTCAGAAGCAGCAGAATTGTTGTAGTTTTCATTACCTTTGCAGGTATAGTATCTAATAGATCTGGCAGGAGTTATTTCATCTAAACCTTTCTCTATTAATGTCGGATCATTAGCTTGTAATCCTTGCAAAATGTTTTGACACATTCTCTCAAATTGATTGGGGCTGAAAAATGTTCTAAGGTTTCTTCTTAAGTTGCCTGTGCTATTCATGTATCTAACTAACTTAAATAAGACTGTAGGGAATCCTAGCTT